ATCGCGTACTCGCAGAAGCACCAATGCCGAGGCGTCGGCGCCGACCCGTGGAACCTGGGCAGCGTGGCCACGCAACTTCAACGATCAGGCCTTGAAGTGCACGCTATCGGACAGTCGGTCGGCCGCATGACGGCGCCCAGCAAACTGCTCGAGGTGATGATCCACGAGAAAAAGTTTAGGTGCCCGTCTCCGGTCCTGCAGTGGATGGCGTCGAACGTCTGTTTGTACGTGGATCACCAGGGCAACATGAAACCGGACAAGGGCCGGAGCCAAGAGAAAACAGACGGGATCGTCGCGACCGTATGTGGTCTGGCGGTCTCGATGACGGCGGAGCCGGAGGCGAGCGCGGACTCATGGCAAATAATCGAGCTGTGACAAAGAAGACGACGGCGAAGCCGCGGGCGCCGCGGGCTGGCAAGAAGCTCGAGCAGTACGCACTTCGTGCCCTGGCCGACCACCTGCCGATCGGCGCCATTCTCCAGACAGACACGATGTCGGCCGAGGTGGCCGTCAGGGTCACCTGTATCCTCGCCTGCGTGCGGTTCATCGCCAGCTCGCTGGCGTGTATGCCCACCGAGATCATCCGCCGGCGGCCGGGCTTTCCGAAGACGCACTGCCACGATCTGCCCTGTTACGACGTGCTGACGTGGCGGCCCAACTCGTGGCAGTCCGACTTCGAATACAAGGAAACGACGTCTTACCACCTCGCCCTGTACGGCCGGGCCTACTCGCGGATCGTCGCCGGCGACAACGGGTTCTGCTCGTCTCTTGAGCCCCTGCACCCCAGCCGCATGACCTGCATGAAGGGGGCCGAGGGGCTCATCTACCGCTACCTGCTGCCGCGTGGCACGTACAAGGATTTCCAGCAGAGCGAGATCGTCCATTACCGCTGGATGAGTGACAACAGCTATGAGGGCCAGCTCCCGGCCGAGCTCTGCGCCACGAGCGTCGCCCTAGCCCGCAAGCTCGACATCGCAGCCGCTGCGTTCTGGGACAACTCCGCCCGGCCCGACGGCGTGATCGAAACGCAGGAAGAGATCCCGGCCGAGGCTCAGGCCCGATTCCGCGACCAGTGGCGAGAGATCTACGGCGGGCCAAAGAAGCGCGGCAGCACCGCGATCCTGCCCAAGAAAACTCAATTCAAGGCGATCGACAGCAACAGCAACGAAGCGAACCAGTTCATGGAACTTCGGAAGAGCATGTTGCCCGACATCGCCCGAGTCTACGGCATCCCGACGACGCTGCTGGGCGACGACGCGATGGCGAAGTACAGCAACGTCGAACAGGAATTCGTGACCGCCCACGTGTTCGGCCTGCTGCCGTGGCAGAAGCGTTTCGAGGGCGCGATCGACCGGTCGATCCTGCGGACATACGACAACCCGATGGACGGCCGGCATTACTGCCGCCTCGACAGCCGGGCACTGCTTCGTGGTGACACTCAGGCCCGCGTGGCCCTCTACCAGTTTCTATTCAACTGCGGCGCGATCTCGCCCAACGAGCTGCGCGACCTTGAAGATCTCGACCTGCTGGAGAACCCAGCGGCCAACGCTACGTACATGCAGCTTGGCTTCGCGCCGCTGGGCACGTCGGCCACCGGAAACGCGCCTGACGTTCAGCCTGACCAAACGCAAACGCAGTTTCCGGCCGACACGATCGAGCCCGAGGACGTGCCCGAAACAGAAACGGAGCCGAGCGATGCCTGATCAAGAAATCGAACGGCGTTACGTTCCGGCCGGCGTCGAGCCCATTGAGCTCGAGGAGCGATCTGCGGCCTCGCCGACGATCAAGGGAATCAGTCCGCCCTTTAACTCCAAAAGTGAAGACCTTGGAAATTTCCGCGAGGTCTTTGCCCCCACGGCGTTCGACAAGGTCGTCGGCCGCCACCGGAACGACCCTCGCGGCGGAGTGGACGTCGTGGCCCTGTTTGACCACGAAGGCCAGCCGATCGGCCGTACCACAAACGATACGCTCAAGCTGGCGATCAGCGAGCGTGGGCTGGCCTACTCCATCAGCCCGCCCGACACCACGCTCGGCCGCGACATCGTGACGCTTGTCCGTCGGGGCGATCTCTACGGGGCCAGCTTCGCGTTCTCGGTGGCCCCAGGCGGCGAGCAATGGACGCAGGAGGCCGACGGCTCGGCCGTGCGGACCATCAGCGAGGTGGGCAACCTTTACGACGTTTCTGTCGTGACCCGGCCCGCCTATCCGCAGTCGTCCGCCGCGCTCCGTTCGCTGGAAGCGTGGCGGGCCGAGAACCTGACGAGCCACGAGCTCGAGCAGCTCGTCGAGCAGCAGGCCGACGCTGAGGCCGACAAGCGTCGCCGCTGGTCCTACGCATTGACGGCAGCGGCTGCCCGGCTTGTCTCTGCGAGGCTCAAGTCGAATGCACCACGAATCAAGTAGGTCGTGCCGCAAGTGCGGAAGCCGATGCCGCGTGATCACGTCGCGCCGTGCCGGCGACGACCAGGTCCAGCGTCTGGAATGCACCTGCTGCCACGCCCGCCGGAAACGGCTCGTTCCCGCCACCGAGATCTGGAGCCGCAAGCGATGATCGCCGAGGAATCAATCGCCAACGTGTCGGCACGGCTCAACGTGTTCTTCGCGTCTGCCCGCGAGCAGGCCCGCGATGGGCTCTCGTGGCAGGAGTTCGGCCGGCTGCTTGTCCAGTTGCTCTGGATGGCCGTGGAGGGCCTGGACGCTGTGGCGTCGCTCACGGGGCCACAGAAGCGAGAGGTCGCCATCACGGCCGCCGCTGTGCTGTTTGACACGCTGGCGGACAAGGCCGTCCCGGTGGCCACCTGGCCGGCGTGGATGCTGCTGCGGCCTGCGGCTCGCCTGCTCGTGCTCTCGCTCGCCGCTGGTGCCGTCGAGGCCCTGCTCAGAATCTCCAGGAGTTCCACATGATCACAGGCCTACTCGTTCTCGCGGCAATCGGGTTTTTGTTCTGGCCCAAGGGCGGCGCCAAGTCTCTGCCCGCGATGCCGTCGGCCGAGGAATTGTTTCGCGTGCCCGCGATGTCGCCGCCAGCCGCACCTGTGGCCCCGGATGCCCGCGAGGCGATTGACTCGCTGCTCGAGGTCCGCGACCGGCTGGCAGCCGTCAAGAAGCTGGACGAGGAAGCATCCAAGGCGGTCGACACGCTCTGGCTCGACCTGCTGCACGGGAGCGAGAAGAAATGACCGACCGCCAGAAATACATCGCAGTCGCAGTTTTGGCCGGCGGCGCGGTGCTCGCGGCCTGCGTGGAGAATTGGCCGCGGCCTGCCCCCAGTCCGACACCCGCCGCCGGCCTCGACCTTCGCGGCAAGTTCATCGGCCCATCGGCCCCGGACGACGCCGCGGCGTTTGCTGGTTTGTGCCGCGGCGTGGCCGAGGCCCTCGACAAAGACGGCGCCGCCGCCGCCCCGCGGATCACCACCGCGGCCCAGCTCGAGGACATCCGCATCGCCACGAGCGAGGGAATGTTCCTGCCCGAGAGCTTCACTCGCAATCAGCCGCACGTCTCGGCAGCGGCCGGGCGATTCCTTGACCAAGTCGTCGGCACGAGCGGCGGACCGATTGACGCGGCGGCCCGTGGCAAGTGGTGCGCCGCCCTACGCGAGCTGGCCCAAGCGGCCGAGGAGGCCGTCCGGTGAAGATCTCCGACATCGTCTGGGAAGTCATGGACAACGCGCTCTACATCATGCACCTGTTCGCCGTGCTGTGTCTCGGCGTGTCTGCTGTGGCGTGCCCGGTGCTGCTGTACTCGCTGCTGGTCGAGATCCGCGAGCTGCGAAAAGACATCCCACCTGAATGCCAGTGCGGGCACGAATGCCACGTTCCCGGCCCGGTGCTGCCGCGCGTCCTGCCGCGGCTCCGCCGTATCGGCGAGGAGGCGGATTGATGTCGCACCGCAAGGCGGTCTGGACATTCTCGGCGCTAGCGTTCGTGATCTGCGCGGCCATTCTTGGCGCCGTCGTCGAGCACTACACGCACAGAGTTCTTCGCCGCGTCGACAACTCATTCGGCTACCGGCCCGATCCCGTCGGCGTGCGGACGTTTCTCGGCGAGCTCGACAAGCCCACGTTCCAAGAAGCCGGGGCTGACGCCGTCCGCCAGGCCAAGGGCCTCGACGTGTTTCTCTATCGGGCGACGAACAAGGCTCACCAGCGGACCTACGGCGAGCCGTGGCAGTGTTGGAACCAGGGCAACGCCGGCACGTGCGTTTCCTTTGCCTTTGGGCTGGGATGCCAGACGGCACTGGCCACCGACTGGCTGGCTGGCAAAGGCCAGCCGCCGATGGCCGTGGCCACCGAGCCGATCTATGGCGGAGCCCGCACCTTTGGGATGGGCCAGCCCACGCAGTTTGGCGGCGACGGCGCCACCGGCTTTGGCGCGGCTCGCTGGATCTCGGGCAAGTGCAAGGTGCCCGATGTGGGTGGCGTGCTGTTCCGAAAGCCATACGGCTCGGTCGACCTTACGACCTATTCGATTCCGCTCTCGCGGGAGTGGGGCTCGCGGGGCGTGCCCCTCGAGCTCGCCAAGCTGGCCCACCAGAATCGGTGCTACGCAGTCGCCCAGGTGCAGACGTGGGAGGAGTTGGCGTCGGCCCTGGAGTCTGGCTACCCGGTGGCCGTCTGCTCGCAGGTGGGCTACGGCCCGACTCCGCGGCAGCGTGACTCCGACGGCTTCCTGACACGCGGCACGTCGTGGAGCCACGCCATGCTCGTCTGGGGAATCCGGCACCAGAAGAACGGCGGCGGCCGCGATGGTGCGCTAATCCAAAACTCTTGGCAGACGTCGTGGGTGGCCGGGCCGCGATGGCCGAGCGATCAGCCCGACGGCTCGTTCTGGGCCAGCCGAGAGAACATCGAGACCGCCATGCGTCAGGGCGACTCGTGGGCAATCTCCGGCACCACGTTTGAATACAAGAAACTCGAAAACGCCGACTGGGGGCTCGCTCAATGAACCTGATCCTGTGGGCTGTGTTCGGGGCGATCGTGGGCACCGTGGCCCAGGCCCTGCTGCCGTCGAAGCTGCCGGCCGGCTGGCTGCCGACGATCGCCGTTGGCGTGGTTGGCAGTGTCGCCGGCGGCCTGCCATTCGGCACCGGCCCGGCGGGGTTTGTCGGCTCGATCATCGGCGCCGTCGTGGTTCTGTATCTGCACCGACTCTGGAGTGAATCGAATGTCTGACACGCAAAAGAAACTGGCTGTTGCTGCCGTGATTGTCGTGGCTGCCACGTGGTGGCTGGCCACCGCTCCAGACTCGCCGCTGCGGCCAGCACCGACGCGGCCAGACCGGCCCGTGCTGCGATTCATTGCGAAGGTCGCCGGCGTGGCTGCACGCTTTGGCCTGACTGCTTTGCTGTTTGCCGAGCCGGCCCCGGATGCCGATGAGGTGCAGCTCGCCCACGCGGTCGTCGGCACCGACGGCCATCTCGTCCTGTCGAATGCGAGGTGGTAAATGCACGCTCTGTGGCACTGGATTCTGTACCTGCTGGCGTGGGCATCGCACGACCCGTCGAGCATTGCCGCCGAGCGTGCTCGAGCTGCGGGCTGTGTCACTGTGGCGTATGCGTCTCTGGCAGTCGAGCCCGCCCGTGAGCCCGAGAAGCCAGCCGCCCCGGCCGCCTGCCCATGCGGCGGCAAAGGCTACACAGTGCGGCCTGACGGCTCACGGTGGGCCTGCAAGTGCGGCACGTGCCCCGACGGCAAGTGCAGAAAAAATCTACCGTAGAACGGGCCAACTTCGACGGCCAGCCGAGACCGGCGAAAGTGTGCGAGTCGTTCACGACACCGATCCACATTCCCGAGGACTTTCCATGAACAAGCTCCGCCTGGCCCAGGACGAAATCTCCGCCCTCATCCCGCAGATCGAGAACCTGCGGAACGTCGATCCTTCCGACGACAAGGACGGCGCTGCGGCGGCCGCCCTGGAAAGGGCGCTGACGCGTGCGGACGAGCTTAACGTGGTCGTCGAGCGCGAGAACGCGATCGAGGCCCGGCTCTCGGCGGCTCGGTCGAAGCTCACCAACGTCTCCGACAGCGAGCCCCGCGCCGCGGTCGAGAAGGGCGAAGTGACCGGCGACCGTGCGGACATCCGATCGGGCGTCAAGGCGTTCAGCTCGTCCAAGGCAGCCGCCCTGGTTGGCGGCTACCTCCGGCAGCTCTACACCGGCGAGATCCGGGCGATGGGCGAGACGTCCAGCACCTACGACGCCAAGGGTGCCGAATACGTCGTCACCGAGCTCTACAACGCCATCGTGAATCGGCTCCAGTACGCGTCGGTCGGGCTGCAGCTCGCGACGGTCATCCGGCCCGCCGGTGCCAAGATCAACTTCCCCAAGGTCGGCGATGCCACCGCGAGCTTCGTGGCGGAAGGCACGGCGACGACTGATCAGGATCTCTCGACCAGCGTGGCGGACCTGACCCTCTACGAGATGCGGGCCAGCGTGGCCGTGTCTCGCAGCCTGCTCGAGGACTCGCCGATCGACGTGGCCGGCCTCGTGGCTGAGCGGTTCGCCCTGTCCTACGCCCAGAAGTTCGACGCCGTCTGGCTCGGTGGCAACTCTGCCAGCCCGTCCATCACCGGCCTGGCCGGTGCGGTGGCGTCTGGCAACACCATCACCGTCGGGGCATCGGCCGCGACCACGCTCAACAACCTGGCCGACGTGGTCGGCAAGGTCGACGAGACCGTGATGGGGACCAGCTCGTGGGTCGCCAGCCGTGCCGGCTGGGTGGACCTCATGAAGCTGTGGGCGGCCCAGCAGACGACCATGACGGTCGGCGGCGGCCGGGTGGTTCCGACTGTGTTCGGTGCTCCGGTCTACCTCGTCAAGGGCCTGCCCTCGACGACGCTGGCCCTGTACGGCGACTTCGCCATGTCGACGGTGGTGGGCATCAAGGACACCGGCCTCGAGATCGAAGCCGGCCGAGAGATCCTGATGCGGAATCGCCAGGTGCTCTACGTGGCAAACACCCGGTTCGGCGTGGCCAACCACGCCCCCGAGTTCGTCGGCCGGCTCGCCAAGGCTGCCAGCTAATAACCGCAGCGTGACCAACTGAGCGGCCGGGGGCGCCAAATGCCCCCGGCCGCATCTCTATCCACAAGGAATCGCGCCGTGCCCAACATGAAATTCGTCCGCGACGGCTGGGGCCACAAGGCCGGCGACGTCGTCGAGAAGCTGCCCGACTTCGCCCTGGTGCTCGAGCAGGAGGGCTACGCGGTGGAGACCACCGAGGCCCCGATTGTCGAGCGTGCAGTCGCCCCCGAGCCGGAGAAGCGAACCGCAAAGCTGGAGAGGTGATCCATGCGTCTCCGCTCTCTCGCAGTCGCCACGCAGCCGATCGTGGAGCCCGTCTCGCTGGCAATGGCCAAGGCCCACCTGTCGCTGCTGCCTGAGCAGGAAGATGACGACACGCTGATCGTGTCGATGATCGCCACTGCCCGCCGGCTGATTGAGCGGCGGCTAGGCGTGGCCCTGGCACCGCAGCAGCTCCGGGCGAAGTTTGACGCCACCGACGGCACCGGCTGGACCCGCGGCCCTGACAACGTCGGCCCCGTGGTGCTCGGCCTGCCGGTGGTGCCCGTGCTGACCGGCGGCAGCTATCCGGTGGCGCTGGATGTCGACGGCACGGCCGTGAGCTCGTCCACGTACACGGTCGACGCCGACGCTGGCCAAATCCGATTCTCATCCGCTCCGTTGATGTCGGACCTTACCACGCTCACGGTCACGTACTGGGCCGGCCAGGCCCAGGTCTCGCCGCAGCTCCGCACGGCCATCCTGCTGTACGTGGGGCACCTGTACGCCAACCGTGAGGCGGTGATCGCCACTGGTGCCCAGCCGGTCGCCATCCCGATGGCGTTTGAGACGCTCCTGGCGAGTGAGTCTGTCAGCGGGAGGTGGTAATGGCCATTCCAGCCGGCAGCCTCCGCGAGACCGTTGTGATCGAGAAGCAGACCGAGACGCGGAACGCGTTCGGCGAGGCCACCTCGAGCTGGTCGACGCACGCCACCAGGCGGGCGGCCGTCGAGTCGATCAGCTACTCCGAGACGCAGCGGCAGGGCCGCATTGGCGGCTCCGCCACGTGGATCGTCCGCTGCCACTACGTGGATGGCATTAGCGGGAAAATGCGAGTGCGGTGGAAGAGCCGCGCAGATCGCTACCTCTATATCTCGTCGGTCGTGGAAATCGGCACGCGGCAGGAACACGAGCTCACGTGTGAGGAGAAGGCCACGTGATCTCTCTGGAACTAAACGACGCGCAAATGCAGCGGCAAGTACAAGGCCTGATCAAGGCCTTTGGCGACCTGCCCCGCGACTTGGCCAAGAAGCGAATGCGGGCAGCTATCCGCAAGGCCACGAAGCCATTTGAGCCAGCCCTGCAGTCGAACACGCCATACCTGACTGGCTCGCTGATTCGCAGCATCAAAACGAAAATCAAGGTCTACGACAAAGGCACGCACGGGAACATTGCGTTTGTCTGCGGCTACGTTCGCGGAACTCTCAAGAAAAGACGCGGCCAGTTTGTGATCACCGGCTCAGGCAGCCACGCCATCATCGTCGAAAACGGCTCAAAGCTGCGAAGGCGAAAGAACGGAGCGTCGACCGGCGTTATGCCGGCCCGCCGGATGGCGAAGCGGACGCTGGACGGAATCAAGGGGCCGATTCTGTCTTCGTTGACAAACGAGCTGGCGGCGGCGCTCGAAAAGACAGCACAGGAGGCTGGACGTGCCATATCCTGAACAGTGGCTCAAGGCAGCGATCGAGACCGCCGGCGGCTGCTTGGCGTGGCCGATGGAGGCCCCGGAGGGCGCCGCCCTGCCCTACGTGATCTACGGCCGAACATCGACACAGCGCGAGACGATTATGGGCGGCCCGACGCCGATCAACGTCAACCCGTCTGCGGCGTTCTCTGTGCTGCTCTACGCGTCGACCTATTCGGGCGTGAAGTCGTTGGCCGACTCTGTTCGCGTTGCCCTGCACAACTTCAACGGCACTGCCAACGGCGTGACAATCCGGGAGTGCCTGATCACCGAGGAGCTCGACGGCTCACCGGACTACCTCGACGGCCAAGACAAACCAACGTACACGGTCGACCACACGTACCAGATCCGCTGGGAGGAGTAAGTCATGCCAGTTGCTGATTCGCAGGGAACGACTTTCACGTTCAACTCCGTCACGTTTGTCGCCAAGAACGTGAAGGTGAAGCGAACGGCCTCCTACGTGGACGTTACGCCGCTCTCGGCGACAGCCGGGTCGACTCGCGTCCTGCAGGTTGCGCCGCTTCTCGACGGCGACCAGATCACCTGCGAATACTGGGGCACGACTGCACCGTCTCGCGGCACGGCAGCCGCGATTGCGTGCTCGACGCTCGGCATCAGCGGCAGCGCCGTTTGCGAGGACTTCGAGCTGACCGCGGCAGTGGGCGAGCTCATCGTCGGAAACGCCACGTTCAAGCTCACCGGCACCTGATAGGCCGGGAGGTGACCCGTGCCAGACATTCCAAGCAGCCAAGGCGCCGTTCTGTATTTCAACGGGCTTTTGCTCGGTGTGTTGCAGACCGCAAACCCATCTTTTGCTGTTGGCAACAAGCACGAAGTCACCAGCATGAGATCGCCGGTTCTTGGTGCAGGCCAGAATGCTCGCGTACTCAAGCAATACAACGTCACCAGCATTGAGCCGGGCACGTTCACGGCCCGATTTCTGGGCTCGCCGGACCTTGCCAGAAACGACATCGGCGGGCCTGGCGTGCTGTCGTTCTCGTGGGGCTCTGGGGCCAGCCTGAGCGGTCAAGCGTTTCTTGAAACGCTTGACGCGGAGTTTGCCAAGGGCGAGTTGATTCAGTGGGCCGCGGTGTTCCAGTTCTCTGGTTTTTGACGCATAAGGAAAACACATGGGATTGGCCGAAGACATTCTGGCGATCGACGACATCCGCGCGCCGCAGAAGCTGCACGTAAAGGCGTGGGGCCGCGAGGTGTATCTCCTCGACCCGACAGCCGACATCCGCGACGAGTGGGAAATCTTCTGTGCGTCCAACCAGGGCCAGAGGGCGAGCTGGCGGGCCAAGCTTGCCAGCCTGCTGTTGTGCGACGAGACAGGCAAGCGGCTGTTTACCAGCGACGCCGACGTGGCGAAGCTCGGCAAGAAGAACGCCAAGGCAATGCACGAGATCTGGCAGGCCGGTCAGAAGCTGTTGTCGATCACCGACGCAGAAATTGAGGAACTCGAAAAAAACTGAGGAGCCGGCCGGACGACGTGTTTGTCTACCGGCTGGCCCTCGAGCTCGGAATACCAGACCCGGAGGAATGGAAGAAGCGGCTGACGCTGCGGCAGTTGCGACGGTGGATGGCCTATTGGCGTGTCGAGCCGTTTGGCGACCAGTGGCGGATGGCCGCCAGGACGTCGCTGACGACTGCGGCCGGCATGGGTGCGAAGCCCGACCCGGAGGCCGAGGAACGATTCTTGCCGAGCTACCGCGACAAGCCGCAGACCGAGGAAGAACTAAGACGTGAGCTGATGAAAATCCCCTCATTCCGCGAGCAAATGCAGAAGGGCGAATAGTGGCAACGATCGGCAAAGTATCCGCCGTGTTCTCGGCCTCGACTGCTGGCCTTAAAGCTGGCGTCAACGACGCGTCCACAGCCTTCAAAAAGCTGTCGGGGGACGTTGCCGGGCTGCGGTCTGGAATGCGGACGCTGGTGGCCATCCAGGGCGCCCAGCTCTTCGGCCAGGTGGCGTCGGCTGCCAGGGCAGCGGCCGGGGCGTTCTTCAACATGGCCAAGGGCGAGGCGGACGCGATCGACCAGACGAGCAAGCTGTCCAGGCGTCTTGGCATGACCTACGGCGATCTGGCCGGGCTGTCGCTAGCCGGCGACCTGGCTGGCGTCTCGATGGAGACGATCGGCAAGGCGGCCACAAAGGCCGACGTGGCGTTCGTCAAGGCCGCAGAGGGCTCCAGCATGGCCCAGAAGGCCCTGGCCGGAGTCGGCCTGTCTGTCGACGAGCTGCAGAACAAGTCGCCGGCCGAGCGGTTCCAGATGATGGCCGACGCAATCGCCGGACTGCCGTCTCCCGCCGAGCGTGCACGGGCTGCCATTGGGCTGTTTGGCAAGAGCGGCGCGGACCTGCTGCCGCTGTTTGAGGGTGGGGCCGGCTCAATTCGGAAGGCCGTTGAGGAGGCCAACAGGTTTGGCTTGGCGTTGACTGACGAGCAGGGCCAGTCTGTGGAGAACATGAACGACGCGTTCACGCGGGCGTATGCGTCGATTCAAGGCGTCGTTCGACAGGTTGTCGCGTACCTCTCGCCTGCGGTCCAGGCCGTCACCGATTCGTTCACGAACTTGATCGGGTCTATTGGCGGCACGACGATCGGGCAGTTTATCGGTGAGGGCATTCTAAACGGTGCTCGGTTCCTTGCAGGCGTCGGCGACGCGTTAATATCCGGCCTGCTTGTGGCGTGGGATTATGTCGGCAGCGTGGCCTCAATCTGGTCTGGCATCTTTGATGCTGGCTTTAGGTTTGGCTCGTTTCTGGCTGGTGTTGGCCGTGCCCTGCAGTTTGGCCTCCAGGCGGCCGTGCTCGGCGTGACGGCAACACTCCAAGGCGTGCTAGTGGCCGTGCGTGACGCCGCAGCACTTGTTGGGCTTGAGTCGCAGTCTCTAAACAGCTCGATCGACGGCATGGCCGGATTCAACGATTCCGTTGTTGCGTCGATGAACGAGACGGCCTCACTCGCGGCGCAGAACATGGCGGCCGCATTCGGCGACAACGTCGGGCGCGATGCCAGCGGTCCGTTGTCGTCAATGCTTGCCGATGCCCTGCTGAAGGCACGGTCGGACGCCAATGCCATCAACGTGTCGAAACGCGACGTTGTTGGAACGCCAGGCGGCGTGCAGCAGACGCAATCGCGAGAGGCGCTCAAGGGCGTTGACTCAAACTCTCGCGAGGGAATCGCCGAGATGTTCCGGATATTGCGGGGTGGCAGTGACGCAAGCATCGCCGAGCAGCAGCTCGAGGAGCAGAGGCGGACGAACGAGCTGCTATCTGAGAGCGACCCCGAGCAGATAATGGCAATGGTGGGAGGTTAAGCATGGCGGTAGTGGCCTGCCTTGAGACTTCGCGTGGGACCGGCATGTCCGGCAAACATGGGGAATCGTTCACGATTCCACGCCGGTGGATTGTGCGCGTCGACAGCCCGCTGACGTCGCGGCTGCTGATCGCGGCGGCGCCGGGTGTTTCCTACGGCAGCGAATACCCTGACTCTCCAGATCACAAGGCGATGGAATTTGATCTGACCGAAGAATCTGGCGACGGAATGATGTGGGGCGTTACGTGGCGGTACTACGTTCCTCCGCCTGAGAATACGCCCAATCCGGCCACCGGACTGCCTGCTGATTGCTGGTCCGGCAGTGGCCGGATAAAGACCATTCCCGTATTCAAAGACAAAGACGGCGTTGTCATTGCCAACAGTGCCGGAGACCCGATCGAAGGATCTGAGCGCGAAAGCACCGAGGGGGCGCTCACGCTCACAAAGTGCTACCCGACGCTGGCGTCCTGGTCGACGCTTGCCGCTTACTACTCAAACTCGGTGAACCAGTCCGCTTGGAACACGTCGGCGGCGAGAACGTGGAAGTGTGAGTTTCGGTCTGTGCAGAAGAAGGTCTGCAGCCGAATTGGGGCCGCGCCGCTGACCTTCTGGGAGGTCGTGTGGGACTTCGTCTATAGAGACGAGACGTGGGACTACCAACCGTGGGACATCGGATTCAACCAACTTGCGGACAGCACCGGCACGCCAACCGCCGCAGGGACTAAGCGGATTGCGATCCTTGGCGCTGATAAGAAGCCAGTAAAGAGCCCTGTCGCACTGGTAAGCGGCATTGCAAAAGAACCAGGCGACCCGCCGGACGCTCTTGCGTTCAAGTTGTATCGTGAGGCCAATTTCTCCGTATTTGGGAATCCCGGCTGATGGCACGTCCGCCCCGAAACCCAGCTCGCAAGCTGTCGCTGACGCCCAACACGGCCAAGCGGATCGCCCGCGCCGTCGTGGCCTTCGAGCGCGGCGGCGGCTCAGTCGAAGCACCAGGCCGCCAGTCGGCTGCCGGCGATGACGCCCTGGTCCGCGGGAAGTTCACTGGCTCATGGGCCAAGGGGGCCACGAAGACGGTCACCGACGCCACGCTGTCGGCGGTGACTTACGAGGCCAAGAACTACGTGGCCTCGCTGCTGCCGACTACTGGCGAGATGGGATGCCAGCTCTGCTACACGGCCGGCGAGTGGGTGTTGGTCACGTGGGACTGGACCGGCCTCTCCGGCTACAGCGGCTCGACGCAGCAAGTCCTCACGCACAACACCAGCGGCCAGCTCGTCTGGGTCTCCACCACAGCCTGCACCTAATGCCACTCGCCACCAAAAACAACTCGCTGATCGTCAAGGACGGCCTGCTCGCAGAGAACTGCGGGTGCTGCGGGGGGTGGTATTGCTACGGTAACTCTTGCTCATACACGTACAACGGAAACAACGCATTGTGGGTGTGCGGCGTGGA